CGGCGAGCGTTCGCCGCCATCCGGTCGTTCGGCACATATGAGTCCTCCGCGAAGTTCACCGTGATCAGATCGGCCGAAGCGTTGACCTGCTCGACCGGAGCGTCGGGCGTTGCGCCTTCGCTCGTGTTCGCCGGCGCATTGTCCACGGTTCCCTTGCCGGTCGTCGCGTTGACCGCATCGACCGATTGCTGCGTGACCTCGGTTCCGAGCGCCGCGGCCATCGAAGGATTCGCCGGCAACTGCTGGGTCGTCATGCGGATGGCGGTCTCCGGGATCTCGTACTTCTGCGCCAGTTCCTTGACGTAGGCGGCCTCCATCGCGATTTGCTCGAGACGGCCGAAAGCGTCGGTTCCTTGCTCGGCGGCGATCTCCTGCAACGACTTCGCGCCCTGCCGGTTCTCGTTCATGTTCGCCGCCGACTCGCGTCCGACGTCGATTGTGATCTTCGGCGGGAAGCGCCATTCGCCGCGGGTCGCACGACGCAACGCCTGCACCATCGACTCGCCGGCTTGCAGCGGCGGCGGCGGGATCTGCTCGCGGGCGATAGCGTCGAGAATGACCGCGTTCTTGATCGGATCGAGAACCTTGTCCACGAGCACGCCTTGGTGCCGCGTGAACACGCGATCAGCCGCTGCGAACTCGGCGCGCACGCTTGGACCCTTGAAGTCCTGCGTCCCGAACAAGACGCCTTGCGGGATGCCGATGCCGATGGCGATCTCGTGCATCAAGTGCTGGACGAATCCGGCGAAAGCCTGCGACGGGCGCGACGGCATTACCTCGATGCGGTCGGCTGTCCCGAAGTAGCGGATCATGCCGACCTCGGAGAGTTCATTTTTCTGCGCCTGTCCGCTCGGCAACTGGATCGACGGATTCGGAGTGAAGAGGTTCCGCGGATTCGCCGCGCCCTTGTCGGAGAAAACAAGCGCCGCCTGCTGCGACGCGAAGCGGACGCCGGTCTTCTCGGCCTCGAGGATGCCGTAAAGCATCCGCGCCGAACGAGCGCACGCGTGGAAGTCGGACACGCCGCGGAACTGATCCGAGCGGAACGGGTCGAAGTAATGGCAGAAGTTCGCGGCCGGAACGTCCTCCGGGTCGAAGTAGACTCCGTCACGAGTGACGCGGAAAACGCGATACGCGACCGGACGCCCGAACTCGTCCACGATCACGCCTTGATAATAGTTCGTCGGCTCGGCGGTGAGCGCGTTCGGATTGCCGATGCGCGTTGCCGGCACGATCTGGATCTTCAGTTCGTCGTCGAGCCGCCGGAGGACGAAGCCAAAATCGCCGTCCACCGGGCGCTCCTCGCATCCGATCTGCACGAGCTTGCGGAACGAATGCCGGCCGGTGACGTCGGCACGTTTGCACCAATCGTGGAAGAATTCGTTGACGATATTGTTGTACGCCCTGTCCCCGGTCATCGCAGAGAACTCCTGCGGCGTGCAATAGAGCGAGAACTTTCGCGTGATCTCGCGAGCCTGCGGGAAATTCTCCACGAGGTCGCGTGCCTCCCACATCATCACGATGCGGTCGCGGGTCGTCTGCGTTGATTCGCTCGGCTGTCCCCATTGCCGCGGAGCGTAGAGTCGATCCGTGACCGCTGCGTTGTAGTTGAAAAGCTCGCGCTGGATTCGCGCTTCAAGTCGCTTGAGCGCATAGCTCGGCGCGACCGTCTCGATTGCGCGCTCGTACCACGGGCGAGCTTGCAGCACTTTTCGGAAATCAAACGGCGGGACGTCCATGATTAATTGCCGTTAAAGCTGACAAAAGTGACCGTGTCAGTATCGCCGTTCGCGTCGTCGATAGCCGCTTGAATCTGCCCGAGCATCTCGTTGAGCCGGCCGAGATCGGCGCGGGTCACGCTCTTTCCGTTTAGCGAGTAGCTCGTATTGAGCAGGCAAGCGCGGATCGCCGCGATCGTCTCGGTCTTGAGAGTCGCGAGCGTCCCGGTATCCAAACCGAGGAACGGATTGTCGGTCGCCATGCCTTTACGCATGGCGTAAAAACCGAATCTTACACCGTCGGACTTTGGGGCTGGTACTTGATGAAGCCGGCGATCGTCGCCATGCAAAGCATCATCGCGCTCGTGTCCAACCCGTGGTTCGGCGCGTTGCTTTTGACCTCCCGCCACTCCCAGACGCCGGTGCGGATTTCAACCTTGTGCTCGCCTTTCAGGTGTTCGAGGTACAGCGGATTGACGTCCTCCGGCATTTCCCACTTCAGGTCGCCCTTGCCCTCAATCGCGAGCGAGAGCACGTCCTTGAAGTAATCGCCGCTCCAGTCGTAGTAGTAGACGTCGCCGCCGCGGTAATCGGAGACGCGAGGATCGGAGAACGGGAAGTTCACCATCTGACCGGAGCCCTCGTCCCGCATTGTCCAAGTCTTTCGGCCGTAGCCGCGCATCCCGCGCCAGCCGAACTCGGCGCAATCACGGTCGACATCCGCCGGCCGGTAGCCGCGGTCCTGCGCGACGCAGGCGTCAGGCACCGCGTAACGCTGCTGAAGTTGCCGAAGCTGATCACGCGTCTCGATGCGGCCGAACCAAAGCTGCCGATACCGCGGACCTTGCGCCGTCGAGAAGGCGCCGACCTCGACCCACCAATGGTCTTGCTGACGGTCGATTGCCATGAAGCGGACCGCCTCGTCCGGGATCGCTTGGCCGGCGGCGTAAGTTGCGGTCGTGTATCCGCTCTTGGTCGTGAAGATCGAAACGGTCTTTTTCTCAACGATCCACGGCCGCGCCTCGCGCTTGGTGCGAAACTCGATCAGCGGCGTCTCGTCGCCGGTCCGCACAAGATGATTCTGCGCCGCGGCCCACTCTTCCGCGAGGAGCCGCATCGGCCGCGAGACCACGGCCTCGACCCGATAGGAGCGGACATCATGCGGAGCCCATGCGTTTCGCTGCACATATCGGCCGGTGCGCTTCCACGCTGCGCGGGTCGCGTCCGAGTCGTCGGTCTGGTGCTGGCAATGCGGACACTTGAAATGCACCGACTCAATCACGCGAGCGACGTCCCACGTTTCGTCGTCGCGTCGAGCCTTACGGTCCCATGCTACGCCGCCGGCGATCTCGCCGCGCTCGTCTCGGATCGCGAACGCGGCCGGATGAATCCGCTTGCACTCCGGACATTCGACCGACCACTCGCCCTCGTGGCCGGAGCGGAAGGACGTGTCCTCAACGTTCCCTGTTTCCGCGTCCATGATCGGCGCCTGACTCACGTTGTAGATCTTGCTCCTCCCGACCTCCTCGAACTTCGACACGCGAGCAACCGCGTGACCGTAGACCTCCTGCCAGCGCGGGAGCCAGATCTCGTCGTTGACTTTGTAGCGGATGGACTGCGATTGCTGCGTCGAAAGGTTCGCCGGGTTGAGCGTCAGGAAGAATCCGCCGAAGTAAGTCTCCGTCGTCGTCCGCTGCGGACCCGGCCGCGGCAGCATCGAGGAGACCGGCTTGCACCGCTCGAGGATCGGATTGAGCCGGCTCTTCGCGTGACGCTCGACCATGTCCTCGGTCTGCATCGTCCACGAGATCGGTCCCGGATCGTTGACGATTACCCACGGAATCCAGACGTCAGCGACCAGCGTGCCGCCGACTTGCACGGCCTTGCGGAAGTGAACGCGGCGCACGAGCGGATCTTGCAGAGCGTCAAAGATCGGAAGGAGCCACGGCGTCAGCTTGGCGTTGAACGGTCCCGGCGTCGCGTAGCTCTCCGGCAATACGACGTGCTTACGCGCCCACTCGTAGATCGGCGAGCGGTCCGGCCGCGGTAGCCGCCACTTCTCGAGGATCTTCGCGACCTCGCTCATGCCGGCTTCGGCTCCGGCGGCGTCTTCTTCGGCCGTCCTCCGCGCTTGCCGTTGAGCCGCGCAGCCGCGGCCTTGCGGTCCGACTTGACCCGACCGCCGAGGCGACCGAGCGCGACCGCGGCGGGGTTTTTGGGTGCGTCGTTCATGGTCAAACGGATTGGAGATGTGGCGCGTGCTTCTTGAGGAATTGACGAGCGAGCTTTGCGGTTTTCTCCGTGAGATCCGTCTCCTGTCCTTCTTCGTAGAGATCGAGCTCGTGACGCACCCACCATGTCACTTCCGACACCCGATCTCGAAACGAACCCGTCGGAGAAATGATGTAGGACGGATAGGCGATGAGCTTCTCGCCCGTCTTCTTGGCGGCAGGCCGAGCCAAAGCGCAAAGCTCGTTGAAAGCCGCGACGGCCTTTTCCTCGTCGGTAAGCGTCTTCGGTGCGTCGCACTCGAAGCAGACCTGCCGGACGGCCGGCAGGGTCTCGAAGGTGCAGTCGTGCGGTTTCATCAGGCGGCGCGGAGCGCGGTGACGGCGTCAGCGGCGGCGAAGCACTCGGCGGCAAGCTGATTGATCCAAAAGCAGTCGACGCTGCGGTAGTAAAAACTGCGGACCTCCACGGGAGAATAACCCATCCGGCAGTAGCCAACGGAAAGCTTGAAGGGAAAAGCCTCTCCATCGCGGCGGGTGATCTTGGTCGCGGTGATCGTCACCGTTAGGCGATCCGACTCGCGCTTGGCAAGGATCACGGGCAGACGATGTTTTGCGGAGGCGACCGCGGAAGCCCAAAGGCTGCTGGTGAGGTAGTTGATTTCGGTGGTGGTCATTGTCGTTGTTTTGTTGAGGTTCTAGTTGCTGACGTAGGAGAGAGAAAGCGAAGCGGTTCGGTTAGTCAACATCTTTTCGGAAAAAAGTTTTGAGGCTTACTGGCGCTTACTTCGCGCCGATCGTGCGGACCGCGGCGAGACCAGCCGAGGTGCTCGGCATCCAGTTGATCGCCGTGATTGCTCCCTGCTGAACTTTGCGATCAGCGCGGAGGACCGCGGCGTAAGCCGAGCCGGCCGCGGCGTAGTAGCGGCCGGTGTGCTGATTGAGCCAGCCGAGCTCCGTCTCGCGGATCGTGATCGTGGTCTTGTGCATCGTCGTTGTTGATTACGGGATGAGGAGAACCGAAGCGCTGGGGTTCGTCAACACCTATTTTCAAAAAAACTCTCGGCCCAAATTATCACGCACGCGGTCAGGAACTCGGCGGGACCAGCAGCCGATCCAATGGACCGGCAGCGGCGCCCAAATGCAATGCACCTCGTGGAAGTATTGATCGCTGCCGACCAGCCGCACGCCGAGCGTCGGGTCGGTTTCCCGACCCGCGCCGGCCGCGGCCGCTTCAGCAGATGCCGAGCGCGAGGAGAGCTTCATCGTCGGAGAGGATCATGTCCGAGGACAGGTCGAGGTAGGCGTGGCGAGCGAGCGCCGAGTTGTAGCAGTAGAGGAGCCGCCGTCCCGAGCGGGAGACGAACTCGGTCTCGGTGCCGCCGTTGGCGGGAACCCAGACGTTCTTGAAGGTCGCGATGGCGTTGCGGATCGCGAGGAGGGAGGTGGTGTCGTTGTTCACGGTTCAGACAAAAACCGAAGCGGTCGGGTATTGCAAGAAGTATTTTGAAAAAAAAATTGGGGCGGGTGGTTAGCCCGCCCCGTGGGGATTAGCGGTTGCGGAGCGTCTCGTAGAGATCGGCCGCAAACTTCTGGTAAGCGCCTTTGCCGATGACGTGATCGAAAGCGACCTCGAGGTCGGCTCCGGCATGAACTCCGGCAAGGATCGCGGCGCAGAGGGTGGAACCCTTGGTGGCGTTGACTCCGTTGCTGGAGAGGATCGAGGCGATGGTGTTGAGCTGGTTGTTGTTCATTGGTCGTTGTTGATTACAGGTCAGACGAAAACCGAACCGCTCCGGTTTATCAAGACCTTTTTTCAACTATTTTTCGGACAGTCCGAATCACTCGGCGCAGTAAGTTTCCATCTGCTCTCGTCCAGCGTGTCGAACCGTTCCCACGCGAGCTCGTGAATGAACCAGCATGGCGGCGGCTCCTTCGACGGAGTCCCTCGCTCCGGCGCGTCGCTTGCCTCGAGCCAGCCGAGAATCTCCATCGCCGGCCGATCTCCTACAACGCCGACCACGAGGCGACCTTTCGCAACGTCTCGCGGCGTGATTTTGCAATGGTTCCGTGACCTCGACCAGCGGACCTCGATCCGCGTGCCGTCCAGATCCGGCACGGAATAGACGTCAACGCCGAGCGAAGGCTTGAGCCCGAGCGCAACCGCCACGGCCATCTCGGCGCACGCAGCGTTCGTGTGATTGTTGAGGAGTTGCCCCGGCCACGCCTCCGCGAACGCCGGCCGGCTTTGCTTGGCTTCCGCGCTGCGCTGACGTGCTTCGCCCGCGGCTATCGCCTCCGCCAGTTGATCGACGTCAAGCGTCACCTTCATCGTCACGCGTGCCGGCCAACGCCTCGGCTTGGAAGTTCGCGATGTTCCCAGCGACAACCTCGCGGATCTCCTCGAGGATCGCGCCGCCTTCGACGTTCGCTTCCGCGGCTGACTTGCCGGCGACCCGCGGCCCGAGTTCGACCTCGAGCTTCAAGCGCAGCAGCAGGTCCAGCTTTTGCGCCAAGACGCCAAGCATTTCCTCGACCACTTCGCGGTCGATGACGTCGCCGGACTCGCGCCGGTTCTTCGCTCGAGCGAGCTCGATTTGCTCGCGCATGAGTTCGGCCTTGAGGTCGGCCAGCGTCTTCGTCGCTGTGTCGCGGCCGATCAACTTCTCAGCGCAGAAGCGCCGCCACTCCTTGATGTTCTCCTTGCGACCGTCCGGGTGCTTCTTCGGCGCTTCGTCGGGGAATCGTTCGCGTGCTTCGTAGATCGTTCGCCGGCCGAGCCCGAGCTCCTTCGCAAGCGCCGTCGTATCCTTGACCCATTCCTCGCCGGCCTGCTTCGCCTCGTACTCGTCGAGCGCCTTGCGCTCCGATGCGGTCAGCGTCCTGCCGGCCTTGAGCCGCTTGACGATGTTCGCGAGGTTCGCCTTGGCGTAGACCTCGACGGGGGACGCGGAGTCGTCGGTCATTTACTGGAGCGCCGGGGTCGGGGTTGAACCGCCCTCTGCGGACTGGAAGCCCGCCGTGTCCTTCGTGTCACTTCCGGCGCGTTTGGGATAAGGTCTGGCGAGCGGCTTGATACGGTCACGCATTTCAGCGTCAAGAGGCATGAGGTAGCGGTGCTTGCCTTCCATTATTCGCTGCGGAGTTGTCGCGTCCTTTTGGTAAAAACCGCCGCGCCAATGGACCCACCGTCCGTCGATGAAAAGTTCCTTGGTCGCCGGACTCTTCCCGCAGTAGATCCAGTTCCCGGCCTGATAGATTGCACCGTGGTGTCCCTTGTCTGGATCAGCAAACGAAATGACAAGTCGCAGACCCTCGTTGCTCTTCTTTAGAAACCGCATCGCAATCGCAGCGATGCGTGAGACTGCGGTCTTATGTTGCCGCAACGCGATTCGCACAAGCTCAACGCACTCTTCCTGTCCAAGTGAAAACTTGGTGCCCAGCGTCGGAGAAGCTCCTCGCCCGAAAAGAACGACGCCGATGAACTTCCCATCCTCCCAAGCCCCAACCTTGACGAGCTTTCCGGCGGGAAGACACCGACTGTAGTGCCAGTTCTCGCAGGCGAATCGCGCAGCCTCGTGCGTCGCCCAGTCGATTTTGAGTTCAGGCTTGGCCGGTTTCACGGAGGTCAAACTCCTTTCGGCAATGCGGACATGCGACCATCTTCGGCTCAAGTTGATCGAGCTTGCCTTGGTCTGCTTCGGTTCCGGGTTTGAAATCCGGCGGAAGTAATTTGCCAAGGTCCGCCGCGTCGAAGCCGATCTCCTCAAGCGGGAAGTCCTCGGCCTTGAGCGAGGCAAGAACGTCGCCGAGCTTCTCGTCCCATTCCGCAAGCTCCGCGCTTCGGTTGTCCGCGATCCCGAACGCAGTCGCCTGCGTCCCGGCCAGTTCCGTGCGGACGATCTGGATCTCCTTCCAGCCGAGCTCCTGCGCGGCGGCGAGCGTGCCGTTGCCGGCAAGGACGATTCCCTTCGCGTCGACGACGATCGGCTTTTGCTGACCGAATCGGCGGAGCGACGCCTTGATTGCGTCGAGGTTCTTTTTCCCGTGCTTGCGCAAGTTTGCCGGGTCGAACGAGAGGGTGTCGCACGGGACGGTTTCGAGCTTCATCGGAAGATTTTGAGTGTGCGCTTGTTAGAAAAAGTCAGATCCATTTTCTTGCACTAGGTCTCGCAACC